TCATGATGCTTGCCCCTGTATGCGTAGTTTTGAATCTGCAGTGCAGGCAAATAGCTCGGCATCGGCTTGGGTGAACTCGGTAACTTCAATGGCGTTGTAGGTTTTACACATGCCCCAGCCGCTGTAGTTGTTTGGCTTATAGGTTGCTTCAACTTGTTGCTGTTCGTGCATTAGTGTGAAGAACGGTGTTGATAGCGTGACGACACCTCGGAGGGTGCTGAACACTTTGGCTGGTTCGTTCATGCTGCACCTCTGATTAAGTCTTCTATATCAATTTGAGTGCCCGGTTCTGAGTTATCAGGGCGAGTTTCAATCGTGCCTTTTATTTCCCATGGATGACCTGGTAATCTGACTTGATGATATTTGTAAGAATGGGTGATGGTCCGTCGTATCCCTTTTGCAAAATTAGTTAAGCCATTGCCCAGTGCTTGCCAGTAAAGACAATCTAATGCCCCTAAAGCTTGTGCCACTTTGATGCTGTTGCCGCTTTTAATGCGTAATGGCATGTCTATTTTGTGGCTACGGTAGTGGCTTAGTAGGTGCTTGAATGCTGCTTTAGATTTCATTTACGCCACCTCACTGGTTTCAAACTTATAACCAAACCGAGCCCAATCATGTTCCTTGAGCATTTCGACATTGTGTGCAACTTTTTCTAGTCGTTTTATGTCACGAGATAGATTGCTTTTTTTAACGCCATTACGAATTGCGGCTAATGAATCTTGGTATCCAAGGGTAAAATGGTCATGTAGAGCAGCAATAGTTTTTGGCGATTCTATTTTAGTGAATCGCAATAGTAGCTGCATGCGTTCGGCTGGTTCGCTACCTTGGATTAGGTATTTCATGCTGCACCGCAATTTGTGCTGAGTACTTTAAATTCGATAACCCAAACCCACTCATCAGGCTTACACTCACCATAAATAGTTTGCCAAACATGCTTAAATTGTGGAAAGTTTTCAAATCCTTCAGCTAATACATTAGTTTTATTTTTTCTTAGTGAGTTCATTTTCTCAACTCGAATATCTGTTACTTCTAGCAGAATGCGACTAGCCCATTTAGGCATGTGTATTGATGGTATAAAACCTCGATAATCTTCAGAGCGATAACTAAAATCTTCATCACCTGTACCGACACTTAAACCGCCGCAGACATAATGTAAATCTGGCCATTTTTCCATGGTCATCGTTTCTCTAACCCAAAGCTGATCACCAACCTTTGCCATAGGGCATAGGTTAGCGGTAAAACATTCCATTACCTTGGATTCTGTATCCTCAACAAATCCAAAACCAAAACGAGGGTCACGCTGACCAACTGCACCAAAGCTTCCATCGCTATGTTTAAAAGGTATCTGCCACTGGGGAAAAGGTCGGCGGGTTTGTGTTTTACGCCCATCAAGAATGGCGCGTACCATTTTAATGTTAAAAATAATTGGCCGTTGTTTCATGCTGCACTCCTTGCTTGCTTCACATCTTCACAGTCATCAAATCTGTTCCAGCCTAAGCTTTCGTTTTTAGCTTCTGCACATGTATAAGCTTCATAAGGATTGCCACCCCAAGTAACCTTGCCGCAATGTGGGCAGTTACCGCGAGTCAAGCCAGTAGTCGCTCTATTGCGCTTGCGAGGATGGTTGTTCTTAATGCCTGCGCCAGTGACCATTTTGCGCTTGTTAACATTGCTAACCTGAAACGTTCGGCGCGCAATGTGCCAAATTGATAGCTTTGAATAAATATCAGTCTTGACGTTGTACTTAGCTAAATGCTGGACTTTGTTAACTGCATCTGCATGTGATAATTCAAGCGCATCAGTTAATTCAATTGAGTGATAAGCATCAGTTAGCCAGTAAATATCATTACCGTTGTAATCACCGACAATGTGGATCACGCATAAGTCGTCATCTGCTGTGGCTAATGCATCTGGCAAATATTGATGATCAACTCTTACCGTGGCTAATTGGTCCACTTGTTCTTTACTGTATGGAATATCAGTATCACGACTATCAAAGTAACGCTGTGCTTGCTCTTTGGTGTAAACGTGCACCTTATTTAAGTCGCTGGTATAACCGGCACCGTCTTTAGCCCAAAACATGCAGCTATCACCAACATCGCTGCGGCTATCACGCAAGTAAAATAATTGGCTCATGCTGCCTCCTTACGCTTGTTTTCGTATACATCCCATGCGTTTAAATCGCTCTGACTTATACGCCACTCAACTTCTCCATCAGTTCCATAACCAACAATTCCACCATATTGAGCACAATCAAAAGTGAAAGATGCCGAGCAATAGCACTGCGGCCATTTACCTCTATATTCCTTAAAGGTTAGGTCGGGGCGTAGCGAGAGTAATTTTTGTTTGAAGTTTTCAGCTTTCGCATCATGTTCTGTTCGTACACGCATCTTTTCATCGAGACAATGCTGGCTGCAGTAAATGAAATGGTCATTTTCGATGGGATTTAATTTTATGATGTTGCCGTCATCATCTTCATAGCCATCTTCAATATCATCAATAGTGACCTTATGACTGCAATGAGCACATTCCTGCCACCAACCGTGTTTAATCATTGCAAGCGGAGGAACTCCGCCTTTAACGTCTGCATATTGGTCAGCCCATTGGGCACGTCTGCATGATTCAACTTCCTCAAATTCAAGATTAAGTTCGTTGCCACCTTCGCGTCGCGCTGTTGCAGAATTAGTTGCAAATACAATGCAGCCATACTCATCACCTTGAACTTGGTAGGCTTTAATTTTAGGGTTCATGCTGCACCGCCTTGTTCAAACATTGGTAACTTGGCAGCTTCTTCGCGAACCGCTGCTGCAGCTTCCTTGCCATAACCCCAAATATCGCCGTTATCAGGATTGCAACGAGTAGGGGCGATCCAACCGAGTGGTAACTTCTTGCCTTTAGTGACGTAATCGCGCATTGCTTCCACCAAGTTTCGCAAGGTTCCACCATTATTAAAGCCGCTCCATCTTCTAGAATAATGGGTATAAATACGCGCTTTGGTATATTCGTCTACAAACCACACTTTGCCGCGGCGGTCTAACTCCATGGTGGCCAAGTCGCCTTTGTGGTCGAAGAATTTACGACCATGTGACGCTATGATTTTTATTAGCGCATTAACGTGTTCAACACGCTCAGTAATAATTGGTGCTGGTAAGTCGTGAAATGAATCGCAACTGCAACGAGGGCAAATTGCTGTCATTAATCCGCCATCATTGCGTCTTTCTGTTTTGGCAAATGTGCCTGTCCAGCGACATGGACGGCGACTACATTCGATACGTTGGCTCATACAAAATCCTCTACGCCAATACCCAACTCAAAGGCTAGATTGATATCTTCAGAACGGAGGCGTGCAGCTGCGTTGTTTTTGCCTTGCGCACTAATGGCCTTGTTGATTGCTTTACGGTCGCGGTATTCTCTGTCGTCGTTGATCACGCTGTTGAAACCATTACCATTGTTTAATTGACCATCCCACTCGATGTCTGCTTTAGTCACCGAAGGCTGTTGCACTGCAGCTTTTGAGTTGGTTACCTTTAACACTGCAGGTTTATTGCGCTTTGGCACATGCTTGTTGCGCTTATCGGCTAGGATGCGTTGACGGTTTTCTTGATAGTAAGCCCGGGCTTTAATTTGCTTTTGGCTGAGTTGGCTCATGCTGCTACCTCTGCTTTGGTCAATGACATGATCCAGTTGCGCAACTCAATCATTTGAGGGCATAGGTACATTGACGCAGCATAGGTATACAGCTTTGGGTAATCATGCTGTTTACGTTGGATAAACCAGTTGGCATCTGCTTCGGTTAGGCAGGTTTTTACGACTTCTTCGGTTTCTTGAAGATGTATTTTCATCAATGAACCAGGTAGCGACTCATAATTGTTTTCAACATCAAAACACTCGTCAAAGAAAGCTAAAAACGCATCGTGAAAATCATGAAAACCACGAGTATCAAAATCAGCATCATCAAAAACGGTTTTACACCAATTAGTTTCACTATCTAAAAGCCATTCTGCTAAATTTGTTTTGTTGCATTCTTCGGAGTGATAAAGAGTCCCGCCATCATCAGGCTCTATAATTTCCCAGTGATGTTCGTTATAGCCCTCTGCAGTAACTAAATAATGCTTGTAGCGCACTTGAAAGATTGGTTCGGCAGTCATGCGATTGCTTTGCTCATGCATCTGCTGTGACATTTCAATTAAAAAAGCGGGTATTTGGCTCATGCTGCCACCTCAACTTTAGCCGTGTCATAAGCGTTTTTAGCAGCTTCATATTCGCTGCCAAATATCTCCACGGAATCAATAAGGCTAATTCTGGTATTAAGATAAATAACGTCATCGTGAAGAAACAGTGAAAGAGGTGTGAATAAACAATCGCCCCATTCGGTGCCGATAGCTTTAAGAAGTGGTTGGCGTGAAACTTCATCTGGCACCATGGCGTTATATTTAGTTCTGATAGCTTCTAGTGCCTCACGATCTGCCACCTTCTGCTTACCGAATTTAGGTGATGATGCAAACGAACTCGATGATTTAGGCTTTGACCATAAATGGTTGTTCTCAAGTTTGTTGAAGTTGTGGAAATTTATACCAGCAAATGAAACCCGCTCAACTCTATTGCTAAAAATGGGTTTCCCACCGAAGTGAGTCGCTAATTTAGTTGCTTGCTCAATCAACTCCGCTTTTCCTGCTTCAAATGTTTTGAATGCTTGTACTGCTTTATCGTTGGTAATTTTGTAGTAACTCATAATCGCTGCCCTCTTCGATTGTTAGCCTATATAAGTCGCCCATTCCAAAACTTCTTTCTTCGTTTTTGGGTTAATGGCGCCTGTTGGTTTTCGGTATCTAATTTCAATATCACGGCACTGTTCTTGTGCTTTTGTCAGTTCTGAGTATTGCTTCGCTAAACTAGGCGTCGATAAGGAGTGGCTTAACTTTTGCGGCTTCATCTTTTTAAACAGTTCAGCACGGGTTTTTGTGAGTTGATTCTGGTATTCGTCAGGCGTTAACTCACGCTTATTTGGGTAGGTACCAGTAAATTTGCTGCATTTTTTGGCAGCGGCTTTTTTCACTATCGCTTCACTCACTCCAAATACAAAAAACATACAACCCCCCAACTAATCAAATATGCTTAAGCCGCTTTTGGGCTATGGATATGGTCTTTTTTTGCCTTATCACGGCAGTCATCTAGGTACTTTCCTAAATCGCTTAGGTTGACCAACCAAGGTGCTTTATTGCTTTGTGTTGCTCGGTAAGCTGGGACGGGTAACGAGCCTGCTTTTGCTTGGTTTTTGGCTGTGCTTGGCAATAGGCCAAAATATTCTTGGCATATTTCGTCTAGCGGTATGACTGCTTTATTGAACTGCGCCATTAGTAAAAATGCTGTGTTCATTTTGCTTCCTTAGCATCGTGTTCGATGGGCTGTTGTAACTGCTGTTTGATGCGTTTCCAGCCGATGATTAATCGGTTAAAGCGCCATTCTGATTCTGGCCAACCGCGGATCATGTCTTGGCACTTGGCTATTTCACGATCGCAGTATTCAGTTGCGGCACTCATACATTCGCCCTTAGTTGGAAGACTTTGCCGCATTGGTGCAGAGGGGTGTTGCGCCAGATAGTCAGGCGGCTTGTTTGGTAGTTAAAGCGCATGGCGAGGTTGTCACCTAGTTCACCTGCTTTGCCTTCAAACTGTGATGAGAACAGTTGACTAGGGTTAGTTAGGTTTAAGTGGCGTTCTAGCTTGGCGATACGCTCTTGCACACGCTTGTTTTCCATTGGGTCTTGTTCAGTGCTTAGCAGACAGGCAAAACGGATACTGACCAGATGGAAGTGTTCAGCACGTTGTTTGTCTGTTGTAGGGGTGTTTGTCAGTATCATTTTGCCGTCCTCATAAGTTTTCCTAAATACAATTTAAGTAAACTTAAGCTAGCTGTCAATGATAAATTTAGTTTTTCTTAAATTTTGGCGTTTTAATGCTTTGAATACCTGTTGGTGGTATAAATGGTGTTATTAAAAAAGGAGTTCGAGGATATTTATATGGATATTACCTGCCCATCTTGCCAGTACATACGAAAAGAAAACTCACATCCTGAAACGCCAATATGGCGTTGCCCTGCTTGCGAAATTGTTTATGAAAAGTATGAAAAAAACATAAGTAAGATGAATGATCTATCTGAAGTCATTGCAGAGCGTCAAGCAACGACTGAAGCGATAGCACCACCAGAAAAGCCCTCAATCAAACCTATCTCTGAAGCCGAGCCTAGTAAGCTAGCTATCTTAATTAGTGATTATCTTCGTAGATTCAATGTGATTTTTAGAGAGTTTTTAACGCCAAAAGGTGGGTTGGTTGTTTTGGTGGTGTTTATTTTTGGCTTTTTTTCAGGCCGAGAATATTTTAGGTATGAGGTTAGAACGGCAATCCAAGATACTTTTACCGAAACCCGTAAAGGGCTTAGTTCAATTTGGAGTGGGATAGGTACAACTGAGGTGGCGGCATCTACTGAAGAAAAAGAGATAGTTTATTTTCCTATGGAGATGTCGGATAAATATTATAATGAGCATGGGCCATCTAAATACGATGATACGATTGATTTTACTATGTTTATTAAAAACCCTTATGATAAGGATATCAGAGCTTTTAGTGCTGTTATTATATTTACTGACATTCTTAACAATGAAATTAAACGGCTTAATTTTACTCATAAAGAAACGGTTGCTGCAGGTGACACTTTTGAATGGGAAGGGTCAATGGACTACAACCAGATAAAAAGTTCAGATAAAGAATTAAGGTATGCAAAGCTAGAAGATATGGACATAAAACTTAAAGTCAAAAGGATTGTTTATGCCGATGGAAGTGCCGAACAATTTGATTAGATTAGAATATTAAACCCGCTATTAGCGGGTTTAATATTCTGGTCCTGTGTAATCGCCTTGATACATAATTAATCCTATTATTGAGTAACTATTATAACAATACTGAATACCAGAACACTTTCCCAATAATTCGAATTTGCTTTATATTATCGCCTTCATAGCGTTCGTCTGGCCATTCTTCTGTGTTGAAGCTTCGTAGACGTAAACCACCACCAGGCAACTTGTATAAGGTTTTGATGCGCAACATACCATCGTGATTGATTGCATACATTTTTCCGTCGATCACGTTAGATTGTGACGTGTCTACCCCCACGGTTGAACCGTTTGGTAATACCGGTTCCATACTGTTGCCGTTAACACGCACGCAAGAGGCATTGGTTGGATCAACATTTGATTTCCGAAGTGTTGACTTAGCAAACCGTAATTTAGGTCCATGATACTCACTCGTCTCTACAATGCCTTGTCCTGCGGCTAGTTCTACTTCCATATAAAACGGTATCTCTACTTCATCATCACCTAGGGGTGTGCCACTGTCCCATGTTTCCATTGGGCCTGCCCATTCCGCATTACTAGATGGTTTCGTTACTTTACCAAACAATAACCAATCTGGCGTACATTTAAGAGCCCTTGCAAGCTTATGAAGATTTTCACCTTTCGGTGCAGTGTCACCTGACTCCCATTGTGAAATGGTCACGCCTGATACTCCAACTTTTTTGCTTAGCTGGATTTGAGTTAGGTTCGTTAGCTTTCTTCGCTCTTTAGAGCGTTCACCGAGTGTTTTCATATAAGTTATCTTAAATCAATTTGACTTAGGTTTTATTAAAGTTTAAAGTTTATAAAATTTAGGAAAACTTAAACTTGAGGCCGTATGAAAAAGCAAATAGCTGTAGATCATTTTAAAGGGAAGTCAAAGCTAGCTAAGGCGCTTGGGATTTCTCCGGCATCTGTTTCTCAGTGGCCAGATGATGTGCCTGAGTTACGCGCTTATCAGATTGAGCGCTTAACAAATGGGAAGTTAAAGGCGGATGTTCCGCGAATCGAGCAAGTGAATCCAGTTTAATAGTAAGTAGGGAATAAACACATGAAACAAGTATCACGTTTAGATTTATTGATGAAAGCCATTAACGCTTGGCTTGAGTTGCCCAAGGTTAGCCGTTCGGCACTGGCGACGGCAGTTGTTCAGGCTGTTGATGATTTAAAGCTTGCCACTGTGTTGGCTAAAGAGGGGATCACGTTTACGCATTCTGACGACATTTTTAACGACGCTAGAGTGAACGCGCAAAAGATATTCCGTTGGCTTGGGCAGTATGAAGGGCAACATGCAGTACCAGAGCTATTAGCCGCTATGCCTGTTGAGTTGCGCATTGGTTATTTAAACGACGTTTACGGCATGGTTGGTGTGACTGTTGTGGTTGATTATGTTGGCGATGGTATGTCGTTAAGTGCCTATGAAATGGCGGCAACGTTAACCAAAGAGAATTGTGATGCTCAGGTAGCGGTTATTCATTTAGGCATTAACCCAAGTCGTCATCAAGTTGAAACTGCTCACCGTGAACTGCGTGAATCCCGCGCAGTGACATCAATGTCTTTGGATATTCTTGAGAAGCATTATCCGTATTTGACTGAATCAAAATTAACGTCGGTAGGTTAGTTATGGCTGATAACGTTGATGAGGCAAATGAAATTGCTGATCTGCATTTAGCTTTTGAATTAGCCAATGCTAAGCCAAGCCTGCCACCGTTAACCGGGCGTTGTTTTTATTGCGACACTGCGACTACAGAGCGCTTTTGTGATGCTGATTGTCGTGATGATTATGAACGTGACCAACGCAGAACATTAATGCGTAAGCGGGGTTGATATGGGCTTTTTTGTGTTGGGTTGGTTGTTATTTGCGGTGATATTAACTGCTGGTTTTTGCTTTATGTTTAAAGGGGCCGCTTATGACTCAGTTAAGTGATAACAGTGAGCTGATTAATGAGTTTTTAGATGCACCTGATGATGCAGATGCGTATAGCAAGAACTTATTCGGTCAGATTTTTTGGGTAAAGGATATTACCGCCACGTCATATAAATACGTTTATGCGGATGAAATAAATGAGTCTTTGCCTGTTAAATGGACAAAATGCGGCAGATTAACTGGTCAGCCTTTGTGTGATTTAGTTCATCGACCTGGTGATGTAGTCGAGTCTCCAGAAGAGCGTGAATGTTTTGAGCGTTTAGAACGTGAACAGCAAATCAATGCAATGGCGGCTATTGCTAGAAAATGTCCCACCACGAGTTCAACCGGTATTGCAGAGTTTTTGTTTGATGCGGGTTGTCGAATTGAGTTATTGAGCGTTCAGATATAAGAAAACCCGCTTAAGTTTGGCGACCGAACGGGGTTAATACCTAAAGAGAGGCAATAGCATGTTTGATTCTGAATGTTTAATTTGTTGTTTAGAGGGCGGTAAAGCTTGTTCGGTTCATAGCCAAGTTGGCAGCAATGATGAACCGATTACACCAGAGTTTGCTGATTTTATGCGGAAGCAGGATGAAGCTGCCGATCCACAGGTTGCATTATTGGTTGCTCAGGCTGATGCGTTGATGATGAAGGCAGCCGCTTTAAGTAAAAATGCTTCAGCTATGTGCCAAGTTGATTTGCGACGTGATAGATCGACTTTATATGGGTTTAGTACCTTAGATAATTTTAGCCGTTCACAGATTGGCCGCATAGTTGAGCTGTTGCGGGTACAACCTGAGTTAAAAGATTTAAATACCGACCGTTTGGTGAATATCGCCAATAGAGTTGTCAGCAGAGTGATTTTAGGTGATCAAGATACCTTGGTATTACCGCAAGTATGTGTGGATTGGTTTTTGGGGTATTTGTTGATGCAAGAAAAGCGCGCCGAGTGTTCGATTGAAACAACAAGTGTTGACCCTGTTAATCAGGCCAAACATATCAAGCGCCGCAATATTTATTACCAGTTACGCACTAACTTGGCATGGAATATTTATGTGCGGAACAATTGATATCGGTGCAGTAGAAATAAGAAACCCCGCTTAAGTTTGGCGACCGAACGGGGTTAATACCTAAAGAGAGGCAATATTATGTTACTCAAGCATTTGTGTTTCGTCAATATAGCGATTGCTAGATTGAGTGCGTGGGAGTGCCCCGCATGAGTATGGAATTGATGGTTAAGGCCATGAAAGCGAAGGTGGGTAATCCTCTACGCAAGTTGGTTTTACTTAAATTGGCTGATAATGCGAACGACCAAGGCGAGTGCTGGCCTAGTTATAATTACATTGCTGAGCAGTGTGAAATGAGCCGTCGTAGCGTTATGGACCATGTTAAAAAACTTGAATTGTCGGGTTTTTTACGTCGTGAATATCGCAAGGGTGTTAAGGGTAATTCATCTAATGTTTTTCATCTAAATTTTGATGAGAAAAGCGGTTTAGGTGGTGAATCTCCTGCACTAGGTGGTGAATCTGCTGCACTACCCCCTAGTGAATCTCCTGCACTACCTAGTGAATCTCCTGCACTACCCCTAGTGAATCTCCTGCACCCAGAACCAGTCACTTTAGAACCAGTCAATGAATCTTTAAAAGATTTAGTCACCACATCATCAAAATCAGTTTTAGATTTTTCTCTATGGCCTGATTTGCCAAGCTACCAAGTTTTTCAAGATTGGTTAGCCGTTCGTAAGCAGAAAAAAGCCAAGTTAACCCAAACAGCGGTTAATCGCCTGGCACCGCATTTGGTGAAAGCGGTTGCTGCAGGTTGTTCGGTTGATGACGTGTTTGCGCTTTGTGTTTCGCGCTGTTGGATTGGTTTTGAATTTGAGTGGCTAACCAACGCCGGCTTGATTGCTAAGCAGGCGGTTAAGGGCGATTGGGGTAACTCAGTTTTTGACCCAGAGGATCCGTTGATATGAAGTCTATTCAAACATTGATTAATTCGACTCAAGTTGGCCTGCCTGCGAACGAACGTGTTAGCAAGCAGCCGTCGGCTATGGATATGGCCATTGTTGACAGTGTGTTTGCTAAGCTGCGGGTGCTGTTTCCTGTTGGGGCGCCTAAGTCTGAAGACGAAGTGGTGCACAAGAGCGAATGGCTTAAGACGTTGGCAATGCAGGACGTTAGAAGCAAAGAACAAGTACAAATGGGCCTAAATAGGGCAAGGCGTGAGCAGGGTGACCGCCAGTTTTGGCCAACACCACGCCAGTTTGCTTTGTGGTGTCAGCCAACGGCTTATGATTATGGTTTGCCTGATTTGGATTCGGCTTATCGTGAGGCTAAACGTCATTATCATAATTTAGCTGGCCATAAGTGGAGCCACGATGTGGTTGGCTTGGCGGTTCGTGAATGCGGCTCTTGGTTGTTTGCGACGGGCTTAGATAAAGATGTATTAACCATGTTTACTCGTCAGTACCAAATTTTATGCCGCAAGTACGGCAAAGGTGAGTTGGTTGATGTTGAGTTACCTAAAGCGTTACCCACTCGTGCTACCCGCCGCATTGAACCTGCTGAGGGTAAAGCGTTGGTGGCAAAGTTTAGGCGCCAACTTGGTTTAAGGAGTGCTAACGATGAGTAATCAATCTTTGACTCAAAAAGAGCGTTTGCTGCGGATTTTAAGCGGTGGCCGTTTTCTAACCTTGTACGAAATCCAACAACAGTGTTTTGACCAGTTTGGTGTTCATGATAGCGAAACTGCGTTAAGTGCCCGTTGGCGTGAATTGCCTGAGTCAGTTAAGCAAAAGCGCCGTCGTGAAAAGTGCACAGCTTGGGAATATAGGTTGGTGGCTTGAGTATGGTAAAGGCGGCATCTGGTGTTGAGGTTAGCAAGTTAAACGATGCGGCGTTAAGGCGTTGGTTACATGCTGGGGTGAGTCGTGATTATCGTGATCCGCAGTTTCCTGAAATTCGTTTACGTGCTGCAGCTGGCCGAACGCGGGCGAGTGTTCATTTGGTGTTGAATGAAAACGGTAAGACAGTTTGGCAAAAGGTGGGCACTTGGCCAAGCATGTGTATTAAGACCTTGTGCGCTGATTTACCGGTGATGTTGGCTAAACGCAATGTGGGCGGCATGGTGACGGGCCAGTTTGATTCAGTCGGTAGTTTGCTTGAGTGGTACCAGGAACATATTGCCAATAACACGACCTATAGCAAGAGTTGGCGCAGCAATATTAAGTCGATGATCAAGTGTCACCTGTTGCCGAGGTTGGCTGATGTTCGTTTGCATGATGTGAGTTTTATCGCGGTTGATGGCATTTTGGTTAAACCGATGTTGGTTGAGGGGTTTTCGCCTAAGTACATTCGTGAGGTGGTGAATAAGCTTAAGGCGGTGTTTGCTGCGGCTTCAAAGCTTAGATTGATTAGTGCTAATCCGTTAGCGGGTTATCGGGTGACGTATTCCATCAAAGTGAATGATGCCATGGATACGCGCTTGTTTGAGTCGGATTTGGCCGAGTTGTTTACTCGTTTAGGTGCAGTGGTGATGCCGGTGCAGATGTTGTTTGTGTTGATGATGATGTTTGGTACTCGCATTAACGAAACTCGGTTAGCGCGATGGGAACACTTTGCGGGTGATTATTGGGTTATTCCGGCCAGTAATGCCAAGAACAAAGAAGAACATCGTATACCGATGACGGAGTCGGCTAAGGCACTTATTCAGCATTATAAATGTTGGCAGTTAAAGCATGTTGGCAAACGCGCTTATTTGTTCCCTGGCAACGTTGGCGCTATTTCCATTCGTTGTGCCCATGATTGGCACACTCAAATCCGCTTTAAACATTTCACTAGTCATGATTTGCGTCGTTTATTCAGGACCATTGTTGCTGACTTGGGTGTCGATACGATGATTGGTGAACGTTTGCTTAATCATGCCTTGCCTGTGTTACTGCGTAAGTACGTTAAATCGACCTTGGATAAGGGCATGAGTTTAGCGTTAGAGCAATATCATCAATATTTAATTTATCGTGGATTTTCTTCTGTTGCGCCCGAGATATTGCCTAGATCGTCTGTTGAAGTTGAGAACGGTCAAACCATGACTGCGAGTGGGTGGCTGTGATGATCACTGCATCATTATTAGTAGAATATGCAATTAGAGGTTTTGGGGGGCGAAATGGCATTACGCGGGTTTGAATTTTTGAAAACGGGCAGGAATATTCGCGGGCTAACCCAGATCGAAGTAGCCGAGATTTATGGGGTAAGTGAACGGACTTATCAGCGTTGGGAACGAGGGGTGGTTAGGGTGCCGTTTGATGATGTTTCGGCAATATGCGCCCAGGTGTTTAAGTTAGGAATTGATGAAATAAGGGCAGTGATTAATGGCGAAGATTAATGTGCAGCATCAACAAGTGACGCTGAACATGAAGGCGTTACGTCATGGGTTAACACGTTGGGGTAAATATTGGGCATACCAAGAACGCGGCCAAGGGTTCGCAAGCCGAAGCCAGTGCGACAAGTTAGGCGAGGTGATTGTTTACGGAGTTCGGCAATGGCCGAGATAACGCCCCCGCGTGAAGTAAGGCAGTTCGATATGATGATTGAGCGGCTAGCACCGCAATGTATACGGGCCATTAGAGCCCACTACGTCTGCAAAGGGCAGTGGGCCTTGATGGGATTCGATAGTAAGAAGTCTTATGTGTATTGGTTGAGACGCGCAGAAATTGAGATAGTGGAGTGAGGTATGAAGCTTGTTGATGATATGACTCATGATGAAATCGCAGATTTTATCGCTCTAAGATTAAGGAGAATGAATTATCCTCTTTCATTTTCAAATATTACGTCAGCTAATGTTGGTGAGCAGCCTGATGTCCTTGGTGTTTCGCTTTGTGGTGAAAGCTTACTTGCTGAGGTGAAAGTATCAAGAAGCGACTTTTTAGCGGATAAAAAGAAACCTTGGCGTCAACCTGGTTCTGGCATGGGTGATTTTAGAGTGTATGTGACCCCAAAGGGCTTGCTCAAACCAAGTGAAATTCCATATGGCTGGATGCTTTGGGAAGTTCACGGAAAGAATAAGCCGGTAATAAAAATAATAAAAGGTAAGAAGATGGTGAGAGAGTCAAACCCTAATGTTCCTTGGACAATATCACTTCCAGAATATTTGAATTGTGATGTGGCTGAATACCATCACTTTCAGCAAGATGTCAGAACTAAGCGCTGTCGAAGTGAATTAATAATAACCGTTGAAATTATGCGCAGAGCGCTCGAAAAAGGCATTGAGCTAAATAATTTCGCAAACAAATATCAACATGCATAAGTGGCAGGAATTGAAATAGTAGAGTTAGGTATGAGTGGATTAAAAATGAAGATTCTTAAAGTGAAAGAAAAGGATTTATGCCCTTACGGAGACTATCTAAATAGAAGCGCATCTGATTTATTTGCTAGCGGATCATATACCCATATCCAGCATAGTGATGGCTGCATAAGTGAAGCAGAAATTACTGGGCAGATGAAAGAAGGATGGCCAATGGTGCTAATTGGGGAAGTTGTTAATTAATTATGTTTAAGTGAGGTTTCTATGGGTTGGGGTGATTGCGGAACAGATAAGGCAGGTCGTCCAATAGGGTATGTGTTCGCTGCTATATGTGACCATGTCGGGTGTGATAAGGAGATTGATAGAGGTCTGAGTTATGCTTGCGGTGGTATGCATGGTGATGACGAGATTAGTTGCGATAAGTATTACTGTGAAGAACATGCCGCCAATATCGTTGATCATTGTGATAAGTGGCATAGTGTTTGTGATGAGTGTTACGAGGCGTTAAAACAATCAGGTGATTGGTCTGATGATAACGATGATGGGGTATTAGTTTATGGTTAAACACTTCCTATTTGGTGATATTGAAACAGGTGGCCTTAATGGCCGCTTAGATAATGGCGTGTTGGGTATGGAGTATTACCCTATCCTTGAGCTAGCCTTTATCCTGACCGATAAAGACCTAAATCAAATAGGTGAGCCGTTACATGTAGTTGTTCATCACGGTGATGAAGCAATAGCAACATGTAGTGAGTGGGCATTGGATACGCACACGTCAAGCAGATTGATTGATGAAGTTCGTTCATCAACCGTATCACTCGAGCAGGCAGAGCTGATGGTGATTGATTGGCTTAAAGGTTTAGGTGTGACGAAGTATGATGGCAAGACTAAGCAGGGTATTGTGTTTGCTGGTAATTCAATTATGTTCGACCGTTCATACATAATGTGTCAGATGCCTATGCTTCATGACTTCATGCATTATCGTCAGTTAGATGTATCTGCTATTGCTTTGGCTGCACGCGCTTGGAACCCAGAGTTAGAGCGCAAGGCGGTATCGGTTAAGCTTTACGCTCATGAGGCCTTGGCTGATATACGTGAATCAATCGAAGAGTTGCGAGTGTATAAGCAAGTGTTAGGCGTGCTGGATAGCCAAAGCGCTTACGAACGATTCAGAGATGAGTGTAGAACATTCGCTAAGTCTTTGATTAAAAGTTTGATGCCTTGGATTAAGTGGTGATGGTTCACGGCTTGGGCTGGGTTGGTTTAATTGATATCGATTCTCATTTGTACCATAAAAATAAATGGGTCCTTCTGGCTCGGTGCACTGCGGGGGAGGACAAGCGCAGTGCTTCACTACATATGAAAATTTTAGGGGGTTATGTTGTTGTTTTATCAACCCTATGAAAGCTAATCAATCTCAACAACGTCAAAGCATAGTTAAGCTGCTGAATATATTTAATAATATATCGTTAAATGTGTTTATGAATATCGTATAATTTTTTTCCCCTCAAACACCAACTTTTGATCCCTCTCGATCTTTTTATTTTTCCAGATGAAAATGTTACTGCTGTATGTATTTTGAAGTTGGATTATAGTGGCACAAAATTCTCGGTTTTATCTTAAGAAAAACGCTAGCTAATTGAAATGGTTGATTTTTGTTAAAATTTATATTTAACATAACGAGTCAAATCAATTCTCGGTTATGCAAATTCTCGTTTCCACCCAGACTAAAACGTGATTGATTTTAACTTGTTAAGCTGATAACTTACTAAAATCATTGATAATTAAAGATATAGATATTAAGTTTCATGAGTCTCTCAGGATGTTTATCGGGATTCACGCTAATACGCTGTTAAGTCTATATATAGGAGAGACCATTGCCAAAAGAATGGATTGATGTTGCAGACACCGCGGTTAAAATTGGTTTAGGTTCGTTGATTACAGGTGTTTTCACATATATAGGCGTCAAGTTCTCACATAAATCTGAGAAGGGTAAATTTATGTTGGAACATAAAACCAAGTTGCTTGAACAGATAGCCGAAGATGTAGAAACATATTTCGCAGCATGGGATTCATATATTTCAAGAATATCAGGGATTGCCCGCTCTAGGAAGAACAATGAAAAAGAATATGAGGAGCTAAGCAAGGCTCAAAAATCTTCCGTTAAGGAAAAAGATTCTAATCTTATAGAATCATGGCCAAGGCGGGAGTCTGCCATCTCAAAGCTAAGACTTATGAAGTCGGTAAAAGCTTCAAAGGCTCTCTCGTCATGTAAGGGCTTAGAAAAAGAAATGAGAGACATGATTGTATTTGATAAAGTTATGCCGACTTATGAAGAAGCTGACAAATATAGAAAAAGAGTAATAGACAAGAAAAAAGAAGTTCATAAAGAACTGGCTGATTTCTACGAGTCTTTCGAGACTTAACAAGTTTGTCAACGATCGCCCTTCGGGCTGGACAGCCTTAAGCGTGGCTTCGCCACAGTCTGCCCGTTACAAAAGCATTTGGCATACACGCGGCACAAGGAGCTACTATGGATGCAATGACTTGGGGATTTGTTGGTACTGTCGTCGGTGCAACAGCAAGTATTGCTACTACAGCGATAACTAATTGGAACACCTTTAGAATTTCACAAAACTCTAAAATCCAAGATAGAGAGGAACGCGCTAGAGCATTTCAAAGAGAAACATTACTCGAGTTACAATTTGAAATTCGAAATTACTTGAGAGCTAGTGCATTAGCATATCGCGCAGACAACAAAAATTTTAAAGAGTCTGGTAATTGGGGACAGTATGCATTATCCGATGAGTTAAGCGATCAATTGCTAGAATTAAATTCTAAAACAGCAATTCTTATTCAGCGGATTTCAAATGATGAATTACGAAATAAATTAACTGAATTTAAAGATGTCGCAACTAAAAGTCAGCTCGCTAATAATGAGTTCGATGCAGGAGCATATCGTGTAGAGTATATAAACCTATATGAAAAAATTAGCGATAAATTAGGTAGAGTATTACGAGAGTCATATTAAAAGTATACCAACAAGCAATTTAACAGGGACAACAAACAGTTGGTGTTTGTTCCATGCAAACGGCGCAACGCACAAATACTAAAACGTTAGTTGCTCGTCAATCAATTGAGTCCATATGATAAATCCTTGGATTAAGTACGAAAAAATAGAAGAAAAAAGAAATGGCTTTTACGTCGAGTATAATCCTGTTTTTACTGGTCAAGAGTTTGCGATATTAAGCGTCAACATTTATGACACAAAGCTCTCAGGTAATATCAAAAACATAGCAGAATCAGAACTGGAATATTGGGCTCTAAAATATCCAGCTCCTATTATGTTGATGATCGATAATAAAACAGATGAAGAGTGGCGAACTAAAGATAAAATAGGTCATAGTTTTTTGCTAGGCTACCCTAAACTTGGGAAAGTAATTTTACATTGGGATGAGTATCCTAAAGCTGAAGAGCCTGATATAGACCTTTCAAAAGAGAGTTTAGCTAAAATTTACTCTGGGTTAAATTATTCTACATATGAAGAGGTTGTAGCTAAACAAAAAATAGAAGTTAAAGGAAGAAAGCTACTTTTGCTTGTTTTAACATTGTGGGCTTGCGTTATACCTGCTCTGATAGCATTTCTTGGTTGGTCTAATCCTATTGTTTCATTAATAGCGCTGGCTTATAGTTGGTATGTTGCATTTAATAAAGGCAGGAAACTATGGGGTCGTAAGAAAAAATCAGATAAAGATCTAGCCAAAGAAAAAGAACAATTAGCTAAAGATCATCACCACTATCATTGCCAACTTAATCCTGATGCGTTTCTTCGATTAAAAAATGAAAACTTCAAAAAAGAGCGTCTAGAAAAAGAAAAAACTAAAATCGAGAGTATGCGCAACTAACAAGCGCTTTAAACGGAACAAAAACAGTTTGTTAGGTTCCGTTGTTCTCCACATTTTAACCAGCTATTTTTTGCCTCTTAATGAGGCGTTGAACTAAGCCGCTGCGCGGAGCCAAATGCTGATTCAATCGAGTGTATTAACCTCATTGAATCAGCTAGATTTAAAAAAGATGTGATGGAACACCATTATGACAAGGGAATTTCAATGAAACACGTACAAACCAAGCCATGTTACCAGTTCAAAACTGCTCTACAGTCCAGAGCCTGCATCAAAAAAAGCAAATTCCTATAGCGCAAAGCGTACCAATTAACCTGGACTCGGCATCGGCCAAGTCCAACAAGCGATTTGTGCCATGCAAACGGCGCAATGCACAAATACTAAAACGTTATGTTTTTTTGTTATTACCTAGTTTGGAGGTTTAAACTAATCGTTATGGAACAACTTTTACAACTTATTATTAATGAAATTATAGATGATTCATCCAAGAGCAAGGTTGAATCTACCCTTGGAAACTTTAATAACTGTATCCCTTTATCGGTATTTTCTTCGAAATTATTAAACTTATTCGGTATTGAATCTTACCCGGTAGAAGCCTGTGCTCTAGTTTATCCAGATTCCACTAAAGATGAATTCCATATGGTTGGTGATGTAAACCTTAATGGTCATCAGTCTTATGGGCACATGGTTACATTTATACCAAAAGAAAACATGATTGTTGATTTTTCACTTTGCTTTCAGCAAGGAGATGTAAAACAAGCTCTCAAAGCTATGATTTCTTCAGCAGGTCAACGAACTGATGCAATATACTATTTTCCCTCTAGAGTTGGGAGTGCTGTGTCAGTTGGTTCAGGGATAATCAAATGGAATGTTTTTAAGGACGCACACGGTTGGGAACAAACTGAATGGGACTTAGACAAGATATTAAGCTTCGCAATTAAGCGCTTTGATGTACTCAAAACCCAATAAGCATATTTAGTATTTATGCGAGAATAAAAATATAACTAATAGGATAGGCCGCGCGGAGCCAAATGCTGACTCAATCGAGTATATTATTCACATTGGATCAGCTAGTATTAAAAAGATGTGATGGAACACCATAATGACAAGGGAATTTCAATGAGACACGTACAAATCAAGCTACATAATCAGTTCAAAACTGCTCTACAGTCCAGAGTCTGCATCAAAAAAAGCAAATTCCTATAGCGTAAAGCGTACCCATTAACCTGGACTCGGCACCAGCCAAGTCCAACAAGCAGTCTGTGCCATGCAAACAGCGCAACGCACAAATACTAAAACGTTAGGCATCTAAACGGGAGAGCGGTCATGCTCTGTGGAGTAAGAGTTCAAGACAATCTCAAAGTATTCGCAAGCAATAGCGAAAAAGAGCAAGGGCCATTCAATTGCCCTGGATGTAAGCACGAGCTTGTTCTCCGAAAAGGAAGGATTAAAGTACATCATTTCGCGCACAAACCTCCGTATAATTGCGAAAGAGGAGACGGTGAGTCAGATGTTCACCGTAAGTGCAAAGAATCCATTTACAATTCACTATCAAAATGCAGCCACGTTACAAATTTAGAAGTTGAAGCTGATTTTGGTTCGGTCATAGCCGATGTATATTGCTTAATAAACAATGTACCAGTTGCTATTGAAATACAGAGAAGTAAGTTAAGTGTAAATGAAATAACCGCGCGCACCTCTGCATATGAAAAACTAGGAATTCATGTTTTGTGGTTGGCTCTATTCAATAAAAATCTAGGCGAAGAAAAGTACAATCCCAAAGCATGGGAAAAGTGGTGTCACGCTACATATTTTGGTCGTGTGTACTATTGGGTTGCAGACTTAACTATTGCACCTGTCCATTTCTCTGAGTATCAAAATTATGTAGAATCATCAAGTTGGTACAATGAATGTGGTGAAGAACAATCAGCAGGCGGTTACTATAAATCATCTAAACGCTATAAAACACCATCTATAGGTACATACTTAAACTTGGCCACTGACTTTAATCCATCCTATAAACAAGCATGGACTCGCGGTACAGTTCATGTTCCAAATTGTAGGGTTTACAATGATAAGCTCAGAAAGTGGTGGTAAAAATGCCTATCAAGTAGTTGCACGCGGACTTGATACAGTTGTCGCGGTTTTTGCAAAAAGAAAAAGCGGCAAAAATAGTACCAACTTACTCGCCGGTGAACGAGGCGTTAGGCTTTTAATGCAAATCGTCAACATTTCACACAAAAATTGAAGGATTAAATGAAAACCTTTTACAAGTACATGTCGTACTCAACACTTATAAAGTTTCTGAATGATCCTTGCTTAAGAGTGACTCCTAGCAATTGTCAAAATGACCCTTTTGAGTTTGGATTCAGTTCAAGTGATATTGAGGCGCTAAATTTTAAAAGTGACTCAAAAGAATTTGGGATTAAACTTGAAGAATTTGCAAAACTTCATGGGATCATTTCACTTACAACATCAAATGATAACATCTTGATGTGGTCACATTATGCAGAAAACCATAGGGGAGCTGTAGTAGAAATTTATATAGATGACGAAAATCCTCAATCACTCTTTATTAACAGTACAGGGCCTAATTCACCGCCTTTTAATTATCAAGATTTTATATTTGATAAAGTTTCGTATAAACTGGTTAGAAGGTTTGAGCAAATTGAGTCCGAAATAAATTTAGATAAGATAAATCATCACTACTATTTCACAAAGGCACAACAATGGGAGTTGGAGGATGAATACAGGTTCATTACTCCTATGATTTGGATTAACAGAATACTATTTAACGAAGTAGGCTGCAATAAAGCTAAAAAAATTTTAGCGAGTTATTCTTCGTCAATTACTTGCCTTAACCCAAGAGATACTGGATATAAATTTTACGAGTTAAATCCCGCTGCATTAGAAATTATTTCTACAGAAAATATAGAATTAATTTCAAAATTATGGCTTCAATCAAATATAAATGAAACTATGTTTTTCATTCGTCTAAATAGTGGTGTTCCAGGTGTAAGTGGTAGTCACATTGGACGAATATTTCTTGGTTGCCAAGCAGATCATGATGATTTCATATCGCAGCTAAAGAATGACAGCTATGATACATTGTCAATTATGAATCAATATTCGAATCTATTAACCGGAGATCTATGCAATGTGTTCAAAGCTGAAATGGATAAGGACGAATATAAATTATTGTTTAAACCAATAATCGGTAATATTTACGAATGATTACAGTAAAGCCAACAAGTTAATTAACTAGACGCATAACGGTTGTCATCGTTTTTGCAAAATAAAAAAGCGCAAAAACAACGCCAACCTACGCGCCAGTTATTAAGGCGTTGAACTAAGCCGCTGCGCGGAGCCAAATGAGGAGTCAATCGAGTATATTATCCTCATTGAATCAGTTAAACTTAAAAACTGAGATGGAACACTACAATGACAAGAGAATTTCAATGAAAACTTACCCACTACTCGATATCAATTGACCCAGAGCTGCTTTGTAGCCCCGAGCCAGCATCAAAAAAATCAAATCCTTATGGCATAAAGCGTACCAATTAACCTGATGAACTAGGCATCGGCCAAGTCCAACAAGCGATTTATGCGTTGCAAACAGAACAACGCATAAATACTAAAACGTTATGAGTATCCACAAGTCTTGAGATAACTATGAAATTAGATTATGAATTGATAAATGAAGTTTTAACTATATTTGTTGAGTCAGAGAAAAGCACGGTTACTGTTGATTCCTTTCCTGATTTATATGAAAAAGATGCGCAGAAGTTAGCACATCACATAATTATAATGGAGGAAAAGAACCTTATAACTGGTGCATTTTCTCATGGAAAAATGGGAATAGAACTCGGGTACGATGATACAAATAATTATTATGAATTCACTTCTGGAATGCCGTGGCGAATTACCTCCGATGGTCATGATTTTGCTGCAGCTTTAAGTAAACCAAATATTTTAAGCACCATTAAAGATAACTTCCAAAAGGAAGGTCTTTCTGCTGTTATAGATATAGCTAAAAAAATTGCAGTTAAACAGGCAACTAAACTCTTGGATGATTAATAGTCATAACAAGTCATTGCAAAGGACTAAAAACAGCTGGACACTGCTCGTGCCTCGCTATTTTAGGCAACAATTTTTAGCCTCTGAATGAGGCGTTGAACTAAGCCGCTGCGCGGAGTCTAATGAGGCTTCAATTGAGTGTATAACCTTCCTTGAATCGGCTAGGTGCAAAGATGTATGATAAAAGGATACTATGAAAAGGGATTTTAATGAAAAACTTACCTACTACTCGATATTAATTGACTCTAAACTGCTCTGTAGCCCATAGCCAGCATCAAAAAAAGTAAATTCCTATCGCATAAAGCGTACCAATTAATCTGGACTCGGCATCGGCCAAGTCCAACAAGCAATTTATGCCCTGCAAACAGCGCAACGCATAAATACTAAAACGTTATTTTTCTTCATAAAGGGTTGCACTTGAAAAAATACAATGACTATTTACCAGAGTTCTTAGGAGTAGTGTTAGCTCTTTTACTTCTAAATCTTTGGTACTTATCTTCGCTAGCTATTGAGAATAAGGTTCTACCCGCAAATTTTGACTATTTATTTAAAGGCTTAACTGTCTTGATTGGCGCTTTTGTAGGTGCATTTGCTGCCTTCAAGTTAAAATCCAAAAAAGACGATGAAAAAAAGCATACAAAAGAAAAAATGGCTATGAACAAAGCTATTTTTGTATGTGTAAGGCAGATCCATGCAATTAAAATATTAATAGAGAATTGTCTAAATATAGTTCTGATTTAGATAGAGCATTTCAACTACCACCTATGAAACCTCCATGTTATGAGGACTTGAAGTATAATTACGACGAGTTAGGTTTTTTACTTGAAGAATATCCCCAATTAGTTATGAATTTAGTAATCGAACAAGAGCGATTCGAACAAGCTTTTAAATCAATTGAATTACGTAATGAGTTTTATGTTAATGAAGTACAGCCAGCTTTGAGCAGGCTTAACCTCAATGGTAAAAGCATCGTGATAACTGATTTTGCTAATGTGCTCGGCGAAAGGTTGTTCGAAGGCTCAATCGGCAGTGCTAAAACCATCTATTTTCATTTAGGAGAAGCAGATAAAAGTATTGTTGAAATATATGATGAATTGATAGCTGCTTCTCGTAAGGTTTTTCCTGGCGAGAAATTTATAAAGTGGAAACCAGAAACATAACTAGAAAATCAACAAGGACACGTAACAGTTGGCTATGTTTCGCTTCGCTACACAATTTTAGCCAACCATTACTTAGCCTGTTATTTAGGCGTTGAACTAAGCCGCTGCGCGGAGCCAGCAGAGGCTTCAATTTAGTGTATAACCCTCATTGAATCAGCCAAGCTTAAAGATGTATGATAGGAAATACGATGAAAAGGAATTTCAATGAAAAACTTACCCACTACTCGATGTAAATCAATTCAATATTGCTTTGCAGTCCAGAGCCAGCATCAAAAAAAGCAAATTCCTATAGCATAAAGCGTACCAATTATCCTGCACTCGGCATCGGCCAAGTCCAACAAGCGATTTATGCCTTGCAAACAGCGCAACGCACAAATACTAAAACGTTAACCGCTCAAATCGATTAGTCATAACTATAAAGGAAAATGAATATGGCATTGGTAAATTGCCCTGAATGTGAAGTGCAGGTAAGCGATACTGCCCTTAAATGTATAGGGTGTGGTTTTCAAATCCGCAAACCAAAGAGAGGCTTTTTTGGTAAGCTATTCAAGTGGACATTTATATTATTCAACGCTCTTATGGCATTTTGGTTGTTCTCTTACTTTGGTTCGATGGGAGAGATTGTTTCAGCTTCCGAGAGTGAAGCAGCTCAAGCTGGTGCAGCAATCGGTGCTACTATAGGCACTAGTATGATTATGGGTTTTTGGGTATTTGGCGACATTATTCTAGGGTTGTTAGTGTTGTTTACGAAGCCCAAATAGTAATATGCAATTACCAAAGCAAGTAATAGGAGGCACCAACGCACGCCTATTCTTGTAGCGTTATACCCTATGAAGTTTTCACACAAAAAATGGCTACTTGATGTAGCCATTTTTATGGGCGTTTAGCGGTGGTTTTATCGTAAACGGGCTTGTTTATCTGCCAATCTTGCTAATGTCGCAATCTGTTGGTTTGCGGCCTCACTAATTTCTAGCAATTGCTCAAGTGATAAAAAGCGTGGTTCGCGCATGTACTGCACTAATTTATCGCTGCTGGTGACAAACTGGTCATCATGTATAGGTTGCGAACTCACTATTTTGCCGCCTTCCCATGTAAACATCATGCGCTGATGCTCAAACGGATGTTGAGTGCGGCTAAGTCGTTTTTGGGTTTCATTAAAAGCATTAATGAAGTTGATCTTGAGTTCAGCAGCTTTGGCACCGGTAAACCCCATGACTAAAAACATAAAACCGTCTTTGGTCATTTCGTAGATTTTAGATTGACGACTACGATCAGCTCCAAGCTCAACGTTTATCGTATTAACGCAAAAATTCGTTGATACAAATTGCCTTGGTGCATCTTGCATTATGTAGTCTAGTTTACGTAAAACATCGGCATGCCGTTTGCCAAAATAATTGGCCACAACCTGTGAGTTGGTAATGGTTTGTTTGCCGTTAATAAAAACGAGTTGCGCAGGATGATTTTGATTTGTTAATGCAGACATAATGAAACTCCTGTGATCGTGAGATTCATCAACCAAGAAGGCTAAACTTGGGTGATGAGCTGAACAGGATTAGCCTTACCGCTCACAGGAAGCGGCGCACCGAAGTGCTCCCATCCAGCCCACCATAGTAGAGGTGCGCTGAATCACGCAATAAAAAACCAGCACTGGGCTGGCGACAATTGCGCCTGTGAATTGCGAGAGGCTAATCCCGGCATTGGATTTTGCCAATGCCCAGACAGTATCGCCCCACTCAGGTGCACTTGTCAATTTTACTTATGAGTTATCAGTTAAGTGAGTCATCGATAACCATTCACCCATTTTATAAAGCTAACATTGTGAAATCTAGAACCTTTGATCACACGGATTTCTGCTGCCTAAAGCAAAGCGTATGCGTTTTAAAAACTTAGAAAAATATGGGCAATAATCAGCGGTTATTTAGATTTCCGCTTTCGCCTAGACTAAAGAGTGATTGATTCGAGATATTTAAACTGATAAGTTACTAAAATTATTGATAAATAAAGCAATGTTGACGCTGGATTTTGATTGGTATTCTGTGAATGTTTATCGGATTCACGCTAAGACGCTATTAACCATATATGGAAACCTCTTGATTCATGAAGGACTGCCTTTTTAAATACTTACCGCCAGAACGTATTGATGTTTTGGAAAATATGAAAATTCGTTTTACTTCAGTAGTATCACTGAATGATCCATATGAGTCCCTAATGAGATTAGGGGATGTAAATGCATTCGTAGATCACAAACGTGGCGATAACGGTTTTAAGTTTGTTTCTTTATCTAGAAATAATGCAAATTTACTTATGTGGTCACACTACTCAGCTTCTCATGAGGGCTATGTTTTAGCTTTTGACCGCAATCATTCATTCTTTTCAACTGCTCAGGCCGTTAGGTATCGGCGTATTCGTGCAAACTTTAATGGTGCTAAAATGTCGTGTTGTAGTAAAGAGGATGTTTTGAAGCAAGTAGTTTTGGAGAAAGCTGTTGATTGGGCCTACGAAGAAGAGGAGAGGCTGTTTCTTCAGGATACACCTGACTCCGCAGTCAACATTGGAAATGATAAGTGGGGACAACCAATTACCTTAAACTCAATTCCAGAGGACTGTATTTTAGGTGTTTACCTTGGAGTTAAAGCAAGTGAAGAATTTAAGAAACAAATCATCGAAGTTCTAAAAAAGCATACCAATCATATACCTCTGTTTCAGTTTTCTACTAAAAGTACAGAGTTTGCACTTGAGACTAAAGAGGTTCTATATGCCATACAAGAGACTTAAAAATGGACGCAGTAAACTGCGCCCCTTAGCTTCACGTTGAACTAAGTCGCAGCACGGAGTTAAGATAGTGACTCAATCGAGTGTATTATCCTCATTGAATCAGTTAGATTTTAAAAATGTGATGGAACACCACTATGACAAGGGAATTTTAATGAAACAAGTACAAACCAAGCCACATAATCAGTTCAAAACTGCTCTACAGCCCAGATACAGCATCAAAAAAAGCAAATTCCTATAGCATAAAGCGTACTAATTAAGCTGGACTCGGCATCGGCCAAGTCCAACAAGCGATTTATGCGTCGCAAACCGCGCAACGCATAAATACTAAAACGTTATAACTTCAGAGGAATATCGTAGTGTCGGAAATTGAACAGGAAGAAAGCTCTGAAAAAACGGGGCGTTTAGAGAAACCATTATTTGCGAGCTTGTTTTTTAACCCTAAGGCATTGGGCGGAATAATGCTCGTGTATTTAGGTCTAGGCATCCCCTTTGCTATCAAGCAGGGTTTTGATATTTCTTATCTATTGAAGAGTCAGGCGCCTACGGTATTAGGTGTGATACTAGCATGTTTTGGCCTAATTCTTTCGTATTCGGAAATAAGCAAAATTCAGAGGAAGCGAAGAGATGAAAGGTTTGTGGATGTCGATGAAAATCGGTATAGCGAATCCAAAGGCTTCGAAAAAAGAGTTTTAAATGAAATCAAATCTATCAAGTCTCAGTCCGAGAGTCTAACGCCCGAACAAATTGAAAAAATGGTGTTAGAAATCGTTGAAAATAAATCCAGCGATAGTGCAGATGCATTTGATTCATTTGAAAACTATTTCAAAGAAATAAGAAATGTTCTTATTGAGCAAGCGCATACCGCAGACAAAAAAGCATCTATTTTACTTGATAAAGGTACTGCATACTCTAAAGGTGGAATTACATTTTTTATTATTTCAATAATACTATGGCAAGTGCTTTCTTGGTTTACCGAGTTTAAAGAGCAGTATATATATGGGATCGTATCTTGTTCACTGCTTTTTGTATTTCTAGAGTTCTTGTCTGCATGGTTTTTAAAGCAATATCGACACTTTGTTGACACTTCTACATACCATATAAAGGTGAAATCAATATTTGATAAATATATGTTGTCTTACTTGGCAATTAAAAGTCTGGGAGGGGATTGTGATGATAAAGATTCAAAATATAAAGCGATGCTTAAAGTTCTCGAAGATGATATCAAATGGCCAGAATCCTATCTCCTAAAAAATGGAGATGTTAGTTTTGCAAAAGAAGCTCTGGAAACAATGACTCACTTCGCAAAAGCTATGAAGTCGGAAGTAAAAAGTCAAGGAAAGTCGTAAACAGTTATAACAAACGGCTCCACGCAGATGCCCAAACCGTAGCCGTTTTGTGGATTTCGTTACGCTGCACATTACCACAAAAACAGCTGCGGCTTGGGCGCTGGTGAGCCCGTGGCATCAAATGGCATAGTTGATTTTAACGTACCTGCAGGCGCGTTTAGTGTCGGCAATAAATCGCCCATCGATGCCGTGCAACAGGCCGTAGCCCAATTGGGTTGCATGTTGTTATCTAATGACGAAACCAAAGCATTAACTGTGGTGCCTCGTTGGCCAACCGTGCCGTGGTTAATGGATGGCGTAACACCAGACTTAACTGTGCACGATGCGGTGATCACCAGTTACAGCGAGTCAAAAGAAATTAGCCCCGAGTGCAACGTGGTTTGGCTGCGTGGTGAGCAGCAGGGCATTAGCGCAAAAGTAAAACGCGCTGGCACTGCAGGCAATATCGCCGCCGATGACATCAACGCTCAACTGATAGTTGATAACCAAGCCGCCCGAACAGCCGGTACCAACGCACTGGCCGACACGGGCAATAAGCTTAATATCAATATGAGTTTACCCATCATGGGCGACTTACTGCCCGCAACACCTGGTATGTTGATTGGTATTCGTGAAGGTGTTGATGTGTTCAAAGGTACGTGCGATTCAGTGACGATTAGCGCATCGGTTAGCGACACCGGCGACATTGATATCGAGCAAACCATCACTGTCGTTCGGCATGTAGCATAACCTGTTGTATCAGCAATTTATAAGGAGGGATAATGTTAAAGCAGTTACAACAAAGCCTAAGCGCCCCGCGGGTGATCATGACGATTAACACAGTTAATACCGATGGCACCGTCACCGCCAGCACTGCCAGTAACCACACCCAACGGGTAATAGGTTCTGGCAGCGTTGGCGATCACATTTACGTTCAAGACGGCAGGGTGCTAGGAACTGCACCCACATTAGCGTTTGTAGAGATAGAGGTTTAGACTACTCATTCATATTTTTTAAAGGATTAAAAATTGTCTATTACTGAATCATTAAAAGAGCTTGTAAGTTCAATCATTGTATTTCTAAACACTCCAGAAATGATACCAGTTATTGCTGGTGCAGTTATTGGTGCTATCTTCGCCGTATTATTGACTTTAATAGTTGGTTTTTTTTCATCTGTAGTTAAACAAATTGAAACTAATCGAAGAGTTAGAGGTGTAATGACATTTTCGCTAAAAAACAATCAGCTGATGTGTCATAGTAATTTAGGCCTTTTAGGACATGAAATTGAAGGGATGACAAATAATCGAACATTTATTTTAACCCCTCTTTTCACATTTCAAACATCAGGAGCTAATCTAATATTTTCAAATGCTAGCTTTTCAAGATTTGAAGTTGAAAATTTATGGAATAATTTATCTGATATCGATGCTATTAACAGTCAGTTAAATATAATGGTTGAAAATCGACAATTCTTGCAATTGAAAATAAGAGGTGAATCTAAAAAATCGATTGAGTGGGAGTTGTCAGGTCTTCTTGTTGAGTATGATCGTTATCTTATTCAGCGTTATAATGAAGCGTTATTGATAATTAATAACGCCTTACACATACTCAATATGTCGTTTTTTGAAAGAGTTGTTTTAAGGTTTACATTTAAAAATACTAATTCAATGGCTACCAGCTAGCTGATATCTTTGTCATGCAATCGTTTTGGAAAAAGCTCAGTGTATACTTGCCACAGTGTATTAATGTTCCGGTGGCCAGTAACTTGGGCAACTTCGTCAATCGAATAACCCTTTTCAAATAACCGGCTAGCACCTTCACGCCGTAAATCATGGTAACGCAAATCTCCAATAGCTAATTCAGTTCTAACTCGTTGAAATCCGGCAGACACAGACCTTTCATTATAGGGAAATACCCTGTCATCTTTACGCGGTTGTTTTTGTAAAAGCTCCCACGCCCCACCCAATAGCGGCACCAGCATGTGATTACCGGCCTTTTTGCGCGGGTCTTTTCGGTCACGAACAGTCACAGCTTTTTGTGCTTCATCAACATCATCCCATCTTATGCGGCATACCTCACCAACACGCATGCAACTTAAAATAGAAAAGTCGAGTAAATCGACATAAGGAATATGGGCAGCTCTTTTACTTGCGCGTTCGTTAAGGCCAACCTTTAACCTTTCAATCTCATTTGATGTGGGTCTTCTAGAACGCCGTTGAGATTTACCAATAAGGTTTTGGCTATGTAACAGTTCATAGGATTCAATTACAGGGAGTTCTGTAACCGGATACCCATAACTTGGTTTAGCCATTTTTAAACACCAACGCAAGTAACTGACATCATGAGCTACAGTCGATGGACCTGCCCCTGCTTGTATTCTATTTTTGCAGTGGTCAACAATATGATGGGATCGAATATCAATAATATTTATTTTGCCAATATCACTATCGGCCAGGAGCTGCAGTACATACAATTTTGTGCGACCAAAAGTGATGTGCGGATCATCAATATATTTAGCGATAAGTTCACGCAGTGGAATAACCCCAGCTTGTGGATTTGGGACCCCGTTCGATTCCAGATTACCCACTTCTTTTTTAGCCCAAGACTCAGCAGGTGCTAACTTTGAAAATGTGCGGTGATCACTGTAAACTATCTTACCTTTTTGCTTCACCCGTACTGTGCATTTGTAGCGTATTGTGCCGTCAGCACGAGCTCTTTGATCTATTACGAAATAGGCCATCTTGGGTACTCAGTCCTATATTATTGGATACCTCACAGGATACCTGACTACCTGAAAATGTGCAAAAATGTATGAAAATAACCCAAAATGTGAGCTTAATGAATTCAGTGAATACAACGCATAAGCTAGATACACCAAAGGATACACTCGATCGCACCTTTTCCATTGCGCCTATGCTGGATTGGACGGATCGCCACTATCGTTACTTTGCGCGCCTTATGTCGAGCAAAGCCTTGCTGTATACCGAGATGGTGACCACGGGTGCCATATTGCAAGGTAAGGGCGACTACTTAGCCTATAACACTGCAGAACATCCACTGGCGTTACAGTTGGGTGGCTCTAACGCGGTTGATTTAGCGGCGTGTGCCAAATTGGCTGCTGAGCGTGGTTATGATGAGGTGAACCTGAATGTGGGTTGTCCGTCTGATAGAGTACAAAATGGCCGCTTTGGTGCGTGTTTAATGGCCGAGCCTGAGTTAGTTGCACAATGCGTTGATGCGATGAAACAAGTCAGTGATATTCCGATTACAGTCAAAACCCGTATTGGGATTGATGAGCAAGACAGTTATCAATTTTTAACCGACTTTATTGATATCGTCAGTGCCAAAGGTTGTGGTGCTTTTACTATTCATGCGCGTAAAGCCTGGTTGCAAGGCTTAAGCCCGAAAGAGAATCGTGAGATCCCGCCGTTAGATTATGATCGGGTGTATCAATTAAAGCGCGATTATCCACAGTTGAACATCAGCATTAACGGTGGCATTAAAACGTTAGACGAAGCAAAGCTACATTTAGCCCAGCTTGACGGGGTGATGGTGGGGCGTGAAGCTTATCAAAACCCGTATATGTTGGCGCAAGTAGATCAACAGTTGTGCGCAATCGATAAAGTGGTGATTACTCGCCAACAAGTGATAGAACAAATGTTACCTTATATTGAAGCGCATTTAGCCCAAGGCGGTCGTTTAAATCATATTACCCGTCATATGATTGGTTTATTTCAGGGCTTACCAGGTTCGCGTGGCTGGCGTCGGCATTTGAGTGAGAATGCTCATAAGCCCAATGCTGATATTGGGGTTGTGCTTAACGCCGCTGAATTTGTCGATGCAAAAGCACTCGCCAGTGACGAATCTACTTTGATATAA